ACATAAACAACAGAATCGTTGCTCAAACGCACAGCACTATTCTTTGGGTCTATATTATGAGAGGTCGCTCCTTTCTTATCAGAAACACTTTTTTCTGAATAAATGTAAAACTCTTCAACCTTGTCAACCAGAGAAACGCCAGTTGCTGGATCAGTTTTCTTCTTTACATTTTTAACTTTGCGAATTTTGGTTGAGTCGACGTAACGGATTTCTTGAATACCTTGCTTCAAATTATTCTTGTCAACAACCAAGTGATGGTACAGTCGACCGTCGACGTACCAAGATTTAAATATGTCATGAGCACGTTCGTTAAACGTGAGCATATTCAAAACATTTTGAAATTCTTCATGAACTTTATTCTTGATCCCCTTTGACAACTCTACAGCATCGAGGTTCAATTCTACGATATTCTCATCGTCTTGAGGGTTTACTATTGCTTCGTTGACGATTTCTTCAATCGCCATGTCTACTTCGGCATGAGTAGCAGCGGTGCGGTACTTACGAATCAAGTCTGCTTGATCTTTTACTTGAAGGTCAGCATAAATGTCCATATGTGTACCAAAGTGGTACGAAGGAGAAGTCACATAACTTGCACCATCATCATCAGTAGGAGCAACTACTGAGGCAACAGGAATTGGTGTTACTGCCTCTTCGTCTTTCTTTGCTCGCTTTATCTCAAAACCAAAAAGTTTAATGCCTTCTGCCATTATTCGGTCCTTTATTTACAGGAAAAGGAGGGGAGCAGAACTCCCCTCCTGTTACTACTTATACGACAATTTCAACCTTAGTTGGTGTTGTCGTTTGTCCAGTAGTCGTACTCGATAGTTACAGTGAACTGCTCGATTTCCCCTGCCTGAGAGTAGTCGAGATCGATCGCTGAAACGTTTGATGGGAAACAGTTTTTCAAGAAATAAGTCTTGATACCGAAACCCGTCTGATCGAGTTGAATGACTTCCATATTAGTAGCATAGGATCCAAAACCAGCGTTGTTGGATTGAATACCTTGGTTGCCTTCATGAGAATTAATCCCGTCCATCCATGTTTCGAAGGCATCTCGAATACCAAAATTGGTGTCATTATAGACAGTTATTGTCCATGGTTCAAAGGTGCGATCACCTGCCAACTTAACGATACGTCCACGGAATGGAACCTCGACAGTAGCAACAGTGGACGCTGGAAGTTGTGCAGCACGGCACATGAAGTTGGTCAATTCTTTGTTACCACCAGCATAACCTGGGAAGTTAACATTGACCTCGAACATATTGGCACGTGCACCGCCACCAGTAAGTTTACCTTTGAAGTCATCTACGCGCAAAATTGCCATTTTTCTTTCTCCTTAGATGTCTTCGATTATACCGTACCAACCACTTCTTCAAAATCAAGTCCGCCACGAACAGCGACGAAGTTGAGAGTGATGAAGTTGATAGAGTACGCAGGTTTGATGAATACTGAAGCGACCAGTTCGTTTCGAGCAATTACTTCTGGAGTATTGTTTCTCTCGTCACATTGAACAAAGAATGCTTCAATACCGCGTCGAGCTTGAATCTCTCGCAAAAGAGGTTCAACGATGGCAACAAACTCTGAGCGAGTAAATTCATCGTTAAACTCGAACATAAAGTTACGAGCAGCGATAGCGATTGATTTCTCGATCGCGAGGAACAAACGTCGCACGTTAATCCTATCAAAGGCAGATGGACGAGATTGCTTAGTCTTGTCGCCGAACAACAAGATTCCTCGACCTGCGAACTGTACGATTGGGTTTACACCCGCTTTGTACAGAGAATCGCGGTTTGCTTTTGTAGGAGAATATGCGAGATTGGTTACTCCCTGATATAATCCTCTTCGCTCACCAGCAGGTGAGTACCATGGTCCAAAGTTTGCGTCAGTAGCAGCCAATAGACCAGCAGTAGTAGAAGCAGCAGGGATGTAAATATAATTATCATTATACTTATCGTAAACTCGAAGATAGTTATTATCTGCAATCAAGTAGTTAGAACCAGTGAACCTATCTGTCGTAGCAATAGTGTCGGTTACTGGGGTGATGTTATTAACAACTGCTGCACGGTTTGGAGAAGTTACAACAACACAATCCTTACGGGTTGTTTGTGCAATTCCAACAAGGTCGTTTACAATAGTTACTTGATCATCAGCAGTAGACAATCCAGGGGAGACCAAGATTTGTACATCAATCTCGTCCTTGTCTTCGAAGTTATCGAAACCCAGTAGGTAATCTCCAACAAGAAGAGTTCCAGGGTCAGAACCACCACCAAGAGCAGCACTAGCAGAATCTTCAGACCAAGAAGAGTTGTCTGCATAGTTGGTGCTTGATCCACTAGGTGCGGTGCCCCAGTTATCCCCTTTGGCGAAGTAGGTTTTATCTGAGTCGAAATCGCCGAACCACAAGTATCTAGAACCGTTGTTGATAACAGTCTTGATGTAGTTATCGCCACCATCTTCGGTCTTTGCACCAAGTGCAAGGGAAACATACGGGAAAACTTCCAATACGGTTCCTTTCGTTCCGGAGACGAGTCCGTCTGAGTCGATTACAGCAATATGGATTTCGTCGTTAGTTACGGTTCCAGGTTGCTTGGTTGCCCAGTCAGAAGTTCCTGGGATCCCATCAAATTGGGCGGCATACGTCCAATTTTCCCAATAAGTTGCAGTATTAGAAGAACCTGCAGATTCACCGCCCTCAATAAAGAAGGCAGAAACTTTCAGAGAATTTCCAAGATCTCCTGGATATTTTGCTATCCACATATCCGCTGTTGGGGCAGTTCTATCAAAATGCTCCTCGTTCTCAATGAGAATACCAGTGGTTGTGGAGTTAGCATTTGAAGCTGAATCTGATCCAGATGCGCGAGTTATTTGTCGGTTTACGATAAGGTTTCCAGAATAACGTAGATACTGAGCAGCAGAGAAGTAGTCAACTGCACGAGACGTATCTGGGGTACCAAATACTTCTGCGAGTTGTGCTTCGTTCTCAATGCGAGTAGGAACGTCTACTGGACCCCACTTAAATGACCCAACCATACCACTAAGTGAAGTCTCGACATTAGGTGCAACACCAGTAAGGTCGATTTCCTTCACAACAATAGCAGGTGAGACTGAAGGTGTAGTCAGTGCCATGTTTGTTTCCTCTTTCGATCGAAAAATTATATGCTAGCATTATAAGGTCGACGCTTAGGCGTTCAATGTATTTATTTATAATAATACGGATCTACGCTAAATTTCCATCAAACTCCAAGGATTTAGTTTCTCTTCGTATGTTATTTCTTCTTCAGGTTGTGATTTAAACCCGAAAGGAGGAACATCTTCTTCGATCTCTTTCATCCTCTGATCAAACATCATTTTGCGGACGTCTATGTCTGTCATTTCAGCAAAGAATGTGGTTTGAACGAAAAACCCAAACATAACTAAATTCATAACCAAATCATCATGATTTCCGTCTGATGCTTCATAAGAAGCACCCTTTGCTTCAAAAGTGCTTATCTCAAGAATGGTGTTTTCATCAACCACCTCAAGTTTGTTTTCTTCCATCAAATCTTTAAATCCAGAGCAACCTATTCTTTTGGTTCTTCTGGTCATCTCAACACCGATACCGCTGGACTTAACAGTAGAAGACATATGCACGTTTTCGTATTCTAATTCGTGGTATAATCCGTTACAAACAACAGCACCAGCATCGTTTGATTCAATCACAACGTATGCTTCGTTGAAACTTTTTGCCCACTTGTAAATTATATTCGGATATAGAAGGGGAGATATCAAATTGTTTCGATAAGTTGCCACCTGTTTGAAGGGACGACTGCTTATATCAATGACAGTAAATGTACTGTAATCCTGCCCTCGACCCTTACTCACGTCAACGCACATAACATATTGAGAACCCTTTCTTGGTTCGTCATATATTAAAAGGTCTCCACCCTCTAATATTCTTTTTGGTCTCGCCGCCTTTAGGTTTAATAGGCATTCAGCGTTTACGAGAGTGTTCCCTGTTCCGAAGAAGGTGTTGCCAAATTCCTGATCAAACTGTATCTGTGAGGTGTTGTTTATTGTTTCTTCTTTCCATGCCTCGTC